CAGACTATCAATGGATTGCGTTCGGCACCAGCGATGTGCAAGGGCTTCTGGGCACTGGCATGTGGTTTGGTGCGACGCTGGGCATGTCGTCGAGCACAATCATTATTATTTCTGCGGATGACTCCACCAGTATAAGCCTGACAAATAAAGCATCTCCAGCCCTGTTTTCGCACTCGTGGACGCAACGCAACGCAGCCGTTCACCACGGCATCGATGGGCTAGATTGGACGATCAGTGGTGATGTGGATGGCGTATTTATGCGATGGAACCGTTCAATTTTCCCGCTGTATTCGAGAGGCCCTAACGCCGACGGTGACACGCCCCTGCTGCCGCTGCGCGCCTATCTTCGGCGTACGTCATTCCGATCATCTTTGATAGTCGATTGCGCCCACGCTCGCCTGGTGCGTATCGACAATTTGGAGCCGCGCGATGTGATCACGTTGGGGCCGGATCAATGGCGTGTGTACCCGTGGTTTCGCAAATCGCTGATCGACCCTAACGGCGGAACTGATATCACCCACACCGGCACCACGGGTTGGGCCATTCGCTTCGATGCGGCCCCGTAATGGCTGCGCTGCTCGGCCAGATCATCCACGGCGCACTGGTGATGGACGCCAATCCGCGCCTGAGCAGCGAACTAGATGGCTACGCCGAAGAGATTCAAACCGCCGCGTTTTTCACTGGCCACATTGCCCCGCGTGTGGGTGTTGGCAGCAAGCAGCATCGCATCGCCGCCTCGCTGCGTCGAGCAATCGGCGGCCAGCTGGTCAACAGCTACGCCGATGATTTTTACTTTCGGATGCATATATCGGTGTCGGTACTCGATCTTGGCAACATCCTGTCCGAGCAGCAAATCGAGATTAGCGTTTGGAACGCATTTGTCGATCGCACCAGCCAGACTCTGAACACTATCGTCGGCGCCGACACCGAGGGCCTGAACATATCCGGCCCAGCACCGCCTTTTTCGATGCGAGCGAACGCCGAGACAGCGTGGCTGCTATCAATTTTCACCACTGGCCCGGTGCTCCTGGACACCGTGTTGGTTTGGAGTTTCGCCAGCGGTGAAAGCGTTTCGCTGGCGCTCACTGGCTCGCGTATCACGCCGTGGCCAGTGCCGCCCGATTGGGCAAACGGTATTGTCGAGCGGTTGGCGTGGGCAAACGATGTGATCACTGCGCGCAATGGCGCATCCCAACGCCGGCAATTGCGGCAGTTGCCACGCCGTAGCCTGGCGTTTGAGGCCGTCGCCGAGGGCCAGTCACGGCGTGTGCTCGACGCGATCCTGTGGGATTTTCGCGCCCGTGCTGTGGCGTTGCCCATTTGGCCCGACGGCCAAGGCCTGTCAGCGGCTATCGCCCCTGGCGCGCTTAGCATCACTGCCGCAACGTCCGGCCGCGATTTCGCTGACGGCGGCCTGGCGATGATATGGGCCGATGTCAACCGCTGGGAGGTGGCGCAGATCGATATCGTGTCGCCCGGCAGCATGTCGCTGATACGCCCGATGATTGGCACCTGGCCAGTTGGCACCAGGTTGTGGCCACTGCGCGTTGCGCGCATGCGCTCAGATCCCGATCAGGCTATGTTTTCCGAATCGTTGGCCACCATCGCAGTCGATTTTGAGTTTACCGATCCGTCGCCATTCCCTGCCGTCGCGCCTGCCGTGCAGTATTTGGGTTGGCCCGTGCTTGAGCTCAGCCCGGATCGCGGCGACGACATGGCAATCGGTTCGGCACGCGTCATCGATACACTCGATGCTGGCGTGATCGATCCACACGTGCGTGATCTTGGCGGCGTCGGCTTTGCCACAGGCTCGCAGTCGCATCGCTTGTTCGGGCGTACCGAGCAAACCGCCATGCGCGCACTGCTGCACTATCTTGCTGGCCGCTATAAGGCGGTATGGGTGCCGAGTTGGCAGAGCGACTTCGTGCCGATCGGCACGCTTATTGGATCTACCATCAATGTGCAGTGGGCCGGGTATTCGCGATTCGGCCGCCAACAGCGCGGCCGCCGTGACCTGCGCATCGAGCTTGCAGATCTCAGTGTGCTCTACAAACGCATCGTCAACTCGGCCGAGCTCGATGCTGATACCGAGCAGCTGTCCATCGATCCCGCATTCGCCTCATCGATCGAGGCGACGCAGGTGCGTTCGATCAGCTTCATGGCGCTCTCTACGCTTGCGAGTGATGCTGTGGAGATCAATCACATCACCGATAGCGATGGCGTTGCCGACGTGTCATTGCAATGGGAGGCAGTAGCCGATGAGCTTTGACGCACTAGAGGTGAGCGGCGCCAGCGGCAAGCCAATGCTGCTGTTTCAGTTCACCCGCGATTTTATCCATTGGCGTTGGACCAATGCACAGCAGCCGCAGGTGTTGCTCGGCCAGACGTTCGCGCCGATCAACATTAGCGCGTCAAAAATCCGCCAGGGCACCGAGCCGGCAAAACTCACCCGCACTATCACCCTCCCGCATACGTCGCCGCTGGCAGCGCTGTACCGTCCGTTTCCACCGTCCGACCCGATATCGATCATCATCTGGCAGCGCCACGATGGCGAGCCAGAAACCCCGGTGGAGTGGGTCGGCCGTGTTGTTGGCGCCGAGTTCGAGGGCGCGCAGCTGCGGCTCACCTGCCAGCCGAGTTCCGCCAGTGCTCGCCGTGCCGGGCGCTCACGTGCTTGGCAGCGCGGTTGCCCGCATGCGTTGTATTCGCTCGGCGATGGCCTGTGCAATGTCAACCGCGCGACGTTCGAGATTTCTGCGCAGATACTCACCAACATTGGCAGCAAGATCACGGCCAACGCATTCGCTACCCTGCCAGATGGTCGCCTCGCCGGTGGCTTGCTGGAGTGGGTGTTGCCCGATGGCACCCGAGAGCGCCGCGGTATCGATGCCCACGTCGGCAACGAGGTGACGCTGTCATTTCCAGCCCCGTCGTTGCCCGTTGGGGGCAACGCTATCGCTGCACCTGGCTGCGCTCACGATGTAACCGACTGCGATCATTTCTTCAGCAACATCAATAATTTCGGCGGTAACCCGTACACCCCGGATCGTTCGCCGTTCGACGGCGACCCGGTGTTTTAGGAGCAGTTATGTGGGTGCAAATCGCAATCCTGATCGTCAGCACGCTACTGTCGATCGCGCTGGCACCTAAGGCCGTTGGCCCCGAGGCGCAGAAGGCCGATCTGCCCGTGGTCGAGGATGGCAAGCCGGTCGAAATCGTGTTCGGCGATGTCTGGATCGATGATGTGTCGATACTGTGGTTCGGCGACCAGGACCAGATACCGATCAAATCGAAGGGCAAAAAGTAATGGACGTGATTGTCACCATCGCTCACCTCGCAACCGTGCCAGGCTTTTCACCGCGCGCTGGTTTCTGCCGCAAGGGCGGGCGCCGTTTTTTTGCGCGCTACAACCTTGACTGGCAGCTGTTTATACGCTGCGGTATCAACGCTCAGCAGCTGCTCGACACCGGCGATTCGCTGGCGTTGGCGCTGGTCGAGCACGCGCGCCGCGAGGTGCAGAGTGGGCGTTAAAAAACCAATCACCGTTGGTTATTGGTACTTGCTCGGCATCCATTTCGGCTTGTGTCAGGGTCCTGTCGATTCGATTCCTGAGATTCGCGCGGGCGGCCGCACGGCATGGAGTGGCGATCAAACCATAAGCGGTCGCATCACCATCGATGCGCTCAACCTGTGGGGAGGCGAAAAAGCCGAGGGCGGAATTGCCGGCGCCATGGACATCATGATGGGCGAGCCCACACAGGTGCCCAACGATTACCTCGCATCGGTCCAATCCGGCCCGCAGCCGGCCTATCGCGGTGTGACCACCGCAGTGTTCCGCCAAGGGCGCATCGGCGCCTTCAATTACTACCCAAAGCCGATCGGTTTCCGCGTGCAACGCGCGCTCAAGGGTTGGGACGGCGCCACTTGGTATCCTGAGACCGCGGTGATCCAACTGCCCGGTGGCATCAAGGCGATGAATCCGGCCCACATGCTCTATCAGTCGGTGACCGATCAACGTTGGGGACAAGGCGAACCGCGATCGCTCATCAACGATGCGAGCTTCCGCGCTGCAGCCGATATCCTGTTCGCCGAGGGCTTCGGCCTGAACATGCGCTATTCACCCGATCAACCGATCGAGCAGTTTCAGCAGTCTGTGATCGATCACATCGCCGGCGCCATGACCCAGAGCCGCGCCGATGGCCTGTATTACCTCGACCTGATGCGACAGGTCGATATCCTGACGCTGCCCATCATCGGCGAAGACGATGTCCGGGAGCTGGTCTATGAGCCCAGCACCCTGGTGAACACCATCAACTCGTTGCGCGTGCGCTGGCGCGACCCGCTGACCAACTCCGACAAGATCACCACTCCTGTGCAAGCATTGGGCAACATCACATCGCAGGGAGCTATGGTCAGCGACACCCGCGATTATTTCGGCATTGGCACCGAAGATTTGGCGCTGCGCGTCGCGTTTCGCGATATGCAGGCATCATCGTTGCCGCTGTCACGCCTGCGCCTCACAACCAACCGCAAGTTGTGGAGCCGCCGACCTGGTCAGGCTATTCGCTTGCAACTACCAACTGAGGGTATCGTCGATGTTGCGTACCGCATTGGCGAAATTGATTTCGGTGATCATGAAGACGGCCGCATCCGCGTCTCGCTCATCCAGGATGTGTTTTCGCTCTCGGCGAGCGTATATGCACGGCCCCAAGCGACACTGTTCGCTCCGCCCGATCCGACCCCGTTTGTCAGCCCAAATCGTCGCGTTGACGAGGCCAACTATCGCGCTGTTACCCAGATACTGAGTGCATCTGATCTGTCTGTTTTGCCGCCTGATGCAGGGTTTTTGCTCGCTGCTGCTACTCGTCCGGCTGGCCTTCCCATCAACTACATTCTGGCCACATCATCCGCCGCCGGCCCGTTTGTGGAAACTGCGATCGGCGATTGGTCTCCCACCGCCGTCATTGTTGGTCCCATCGGAGTTTCAGACTTGTCGTTTTCGGTATCCTCGATGCTCGCCGTAAGTCGCGTCACGTTGGGATCGTCTGCCATTGTCGATGATGAAGTGATGCGCGTTGACGCGATCGACACCGTTTCCGGCATCATCACCGTCGGCCGCGGCTGCGCCGACTCCGTTCCTGTCGCGCACCTTACCGGCGCCCGTGTCTGGTTCTCCGATGATTTCTCTGCTTCCGATGGCATCGAGTATTCGTCGGGCGAATCTGTCTCGGTGAAGGTGCTCACTCGTACAAGTCAGCAGTTGCTGTCCGAGATTCTGGCACCGGTCGATTCGGTCGTTTTTGCTGGCCGCCAAGCTCGCCCGTATCCACCCGGAAAAGTCCGTATCAACGGCAGCGCATCGCCGGCGTCTGTGCCATTTGCGAGCGTTCTGTCAATCACCTGGGCGCATCGTGACCGCGTGCTCCAGGACGATCAGTTGATCGATCATGAGCAGCCGAGCATTGGCCCCGAGCCGGGCACCACTTACACCGTTGTAATTGAGCAGCCGCCTGGAACCGTTGTCTCCACACAGTCAGGCATTTCCGGCACATCATCCGCCCCATTCGCTTGGCTGGCCACCGGCCCTGCTCGCGTTGTGATTTCGTCATCGCGAGGTGGCCTCACGAGCCTCCAGTCGCACGTCCGCGAGTTCATCGTGTTGTGATTTGCGCAATTTCGTTGTCCGCCGTGCAATTCCTTACCGGCGTTAAATATTGCAGTTTTCGCGTTCAAATATCGCGCGCCGGTACAGC